TTCTTAGCGATCAGCTGAACGCTGTCGAAGGTCTGGAGGCTCTCGGTGCCGGCGTTGATCTCGCCGACGAAGTACGCGGTGAGGCCGTTGACGCGCTTCGAGATGCGGAGCGTGTCGCTCGACATCGGGTAGATCTTCGCGTTGCGGCGGAAGACGCCGTACTGCTCGCGGAGCGTCACGATCTCGTTCTCGAACTCGTCGGGAACGAGGAAGCCGCCGGCGCTGTTGACGCCTTCCTGGTGCTGCTTGACGTGGATGCCGTTGTTCTTGCAGAACTGCGCGGACTTCTGGTGGCCCATCGCGGCAAGGCAGAACGCACCGAAGCGGTAGGCGCTCTCCTTGCTCTTGAAAGCCTTGAGGCGACCGTACTGCTTGGCATTCTCCCACGCCTTCGGCTCGGCGCTGACGGCCATCGGGCCGACGCCGCCGGTCGTGCGGATCCCGAGCGCGCTGCGGACGCTCTTCGCGACCTTCTCCTCGATGCCTGCGGAGTCAGCGGAGTCCTCCTCCATCTCTGGAGCAGCCGCGCGGATCGCGACGTCGAGGGACTCGGGGTCGATCGCGACGCCGCCGGCGTCGGTGATCATGTAGTCACCCTCGAGGATGAGCTTCTTCTGAGCGACGACGCCTGCCTCACCCTTTGCCTTCGCGGCCTTCGACAGCGCGTCCTTGAACTGGTCGATCGTCATGGTCTTCATGGTTCATTCCCTGCTTTCTGCGGCATGGCGCTGGCTCGAGGAGCGCTTCCAGGCACTCGCCGACAGGCGCTCCAAGTCAGATCCGCACCGCACCCTTCGCGCGCGCGATCTCTCGGCGGACGATGGCATCGACGTCCATCGGCTTCCGCTTCTGGACGGTTGAGCGCGCGGGGACGTCGACGGTGACGACGATCCGCTTCGGAAGCTCGATGCCAAACCAGCGCTTCGCGCCGACAGGAGAGCAGAGACCCTTCTTGACCGCCGTGATGAGCGCCTCGGGATTCGCCTGCAGCGGAGCGAGGCTCACCTCAAGCAGCTTCCAGCGCGAGAAGATCCGCGAGACAGCGCCGCCGTACTTCTTGCGGTCGATGTCCGTCGCCATGCGGACGCCGCCTTCCTCCGGCACGTATCCGACCGAGACGCCGCTGACGATTCCCTGTCCGACGAGCGCAGCAGCGACCTCTGGGAAGAACTCGCCGGCGTATCCGTCCGGCCGCTTCGCGAACACGAAGTCAGCGACGATCTCGCGCTCCTTCCGCTTCAGCGGCCCGACCGCCTTTCCGACAGGCTCCGCGTAGTCGTGGTTCCAGAAGAGCGTCGGGTTCCTGTCGAACTCCTTCGAGTTCATGCCGCTCGGGATCAGCACCTCGCCGTCGCGGTCGATCGTCTCGCTGGTGATGACGGCGGTGAAGCCGCTCGCGCTCGGCGCGATCTGCGCGGTCAGTGCCTTCGTCTGCATGGTCGTCATTGTGCCTCCCTCGCCGCTCGCTCCTCGCGCTCGATCTCAGCCTGGATCTCGCTCGCGATGTCCGCGTATCCGTCCACCAGCTTCGGCTGCAGGCTGCAGCGGCAGTTCGGATGGAGCGGAGGTCCGTCGATGTTCTCGTAGTCGAGCTCGAGCTCGCCGCCATCGGCTCCAGTCAGGACCGACCCGCGCGTCAGGAACGCTTGGTCGATCCCGACCGCGTTCTTCTCGAACTGATCCGCCATCGCTTGGCAGAACTCGCATGGATCTGGAGCCAGCAGCCACGTCTTACCCTCGACGATCCCGCTCGACTTCCATGCCTCGACCTCGGCGCTCCGCATGGCGCGCTGCGCCTCGGTTCGCGCGATCGTCACGGCTCGGTTCCGCGTGGCGCGGTCGTCGTCGCCGGCGCGTCCGGCCCACTCCTGCACGCCGTCCGCGAGCTCGTCGATCGTCGCGCCTGCCTGCAGTCCATCTCCGAGCAGAGCAGAGACGCGGACGGCGGTGTACCGATTGACGGCTGACGCCGCACGGCGCGCGAGGCGCGTCGACTCTGCCTCGACGTAGGCGTCGAGCTCGGGAGTCGGTGGCGCGAACTCAGGAGCGAGCGCGGCGACCTCCTGGACCGTCCTGTTGCCGACGATCAATCCCTCTCGGATAGCCGACTGCAGGTACGGACGCATCGCGTCCACGATCTCGCGGTTCCATTTGGCGCTCATCAGCAGGGTCTCGACCTTGACGGTCAGCTCCTGCGTCGGAGCGCTCGACTCGCGTATCGCCTTGATCGCCTCGCGGATCTGCCGCTGAAGCACCTTGTCGACCGCCAATGCGATCCTCTGCTCCTCCTCGCTCGCGTCGCCGACGGCCTTCGTGACGACGTGATCCGACCAAAGGCGCTTCACGGATACCTTTTCCGATCCATCAGAGCATCCACACCCACAGCTCTTTCGGACGCGGCGCGATCCAGCGCGCTTCTCTCGCTCTCGGTCGAACTGCTCGACCTTGCGCCTGGCCCACGCGAAGCCGTCGTCTCCTCCCCAGCCGTTCCACGCTTGCCATCCCTTACCCTGGTCGTCCCACGTCTCTCCCTGCTTGTCCGATTCATGGCGCTCGAAGTAGGCGAGCATGCGCCTGACCGTGTCCTCCGACAGAGGCTTGCGGTTCATCAGGTCGCGCGCGCGAGCGAGTCCTACGGCTGTCATGCCGCGCTCGGACTCAGGCTTGCGAGCGCGGACCTCGAGCGCTCTGCGCGCGTTGTCGGCGACCGTCTGCGGAGGACGGGTGTCGATGTCTGAGATCGCCTTCACGGACGGCGACGCATCCTGCTCGAGCTCTTTGCGCTCGAGCTCGGCGACAGCGTCCTCAAGCGACTTGCCTGAGCACATGGAGTAGGCGATCGCGACCGCCTGGTCCTGCGGATAGCCTTCGTCGATCAGCTTCGGGATCTTCTCGGAGACGCAGTCGGAGAGCGCGTCCTTCGCGTTCGGCTCCTGCGCCTCGACGTCGATACCCCAGGCGTGCGCGGCGTCCTGCGCCGGCTGCTCAGGCTTCGCGAGATCAGCAGAGGCGAGTCCGAACGGAGAAGGCGCGGCGGGAGGCATCGCGGCAGCGCCTCCGAGCGGCTGACCGTTGAAGAGCAGCCTGTCGGCGAACTCGTCATCGATCGGCTCCCGTCCCTCCTCCTTTCGCGCCTCGTTGACCGTGCGCCATCCGCCGGCGACGGCGGTGCGACGCTCCTCCATCTCGAAGCGCTTGTCCTCCTGCACCGGGTTGTCGTAGGCGAGGAAGGCGTCCTCCTCGAGACCGAACATCGGAAGGAGGCTCTGGTTCAGAACCTCCTCGTCCATGCGCAGCATGGGGAGGATCGTCATCTCGCGCCACTGCGCGTAGCCGGTTTGCGCGCTCGCGAGGTTCGGATCGTTCGCCTTGAGCATCGAGACAGGCACGCCGAAGACAGCGGCGATCTCCTCGACGATCTCGTCGCGTCCGCTCAGATCCTTCGGCGGGAACGAGAGAGGCTTGATGTCGATGTCCGCGCTGGCGGTCAGGAAGCGACCATTGCGGCTCTTGCCGCGGAGCTTCTCCTCGACCTCGGCGGTGAGGCGCGCGATCTCCTCCGGTCCCGCGTCGCTCTTGACCGTCATCAGGTAGTCGGGTCGTCCTCGGTTCTCGAAGAACGCGAGGTCCATCTCATGGACGGCCGCGTTCATCATCGCCGCTCCCCACGCAGCCTCGACCTTGCCGAGACCGTAGTAGAGGTTGCCGGGATTCGGACGCTTGAAGTGCAGCACTTCTTCTGGGGAGAAGCTCTTGCGCGAGTCGCTCTTCACGCCGTAGCGGTATGCCTCGATGAACTTGGTCTCTCCAGGCACGATCTCGACGTACTGCGGAGGCATCGGGTAGAGCTCGACAGGGATGCCGAGCGTCGAGTCCTTCACGACATTGAGGTAGGCGTTCCCGCATAGCTCGGTGTAGAGCACGCGGAGCACGGTCGCGTCGTAGCCGTTCTGGTACGGGTTGACTTTTCCGAGCAGCTTCGTCACGGGGTGCATCTCCGTGACCTCCTCGAAGCCCTCGCCGTACTCGGCCGCCTTGCGCATCGCGAACCGCGACGGACGCTGCTCGAGGTCGCCGGCGAGATACGCCTTCGTCCTGCGCGACGGAGTGCGCGTCGACCAGAGCGACTTCAGCGTCGGGTTCGACCTGACGTACAGGCGCAGCGGGACGCTGGCGACCGCGATCGCGTTGATCGACGCAGCGGCATAGATCCACGAACGGTAGTAGGCGACGGCGTTGCGCGGGTCGAAGTCTGGACGCTTGGAGTCGCCACCCTGCGTCACGGTGGTCGTCGCCTGCATCCACTTGGATGAGCCAGTTGACTTCTTCTCGGCTTTGAACGCGGCCTTGAGTCTCTGCAACAGGTTCATCAGATGACCTTCATGAGCAATGGCTTCCGCTCCCTGCGTGCCATGACCGCAAGCGCGAGCGCGCAGACGCCGTCGTCGTGGCCGACGGTCGCCTCGTAGGAGACGGCTCCTCTTCCCGAGTATCGGAATCCAAAGGCGTCGAGTTCAGAGCGGAGCCATCCATCGGGAAAGCGCACCTCCCCTGACTGGACCGCGATCTGCAGTCCCTCCATGAGCTGCTGCTTCGACTGCGAGGTGAACTTGAAGCCGTTTAGCTTGCGGCAGGTCTTCCGCAGATCCTCGACGATCGGGTCGCCGACTCCCGTCGAGTCCGCTAGCGCTCGCTTCTCGCCGACCATGCGCGCGAGCTTCTCGCGCGTGACCGTCCACGAAGCCTGCCAGCGCTCGAGCCGGCAGACTGCTCCGTCCCTGTCGAGCGCGATCGCGACCGTCCAGTCCTGGCTCTTCGCGAGGTCGATACCCCAGACGTCAGGCTCGGCGACCGACATCGGTCCGACGCAGCCGGCGATCGCGTCGAGTCCGAACGGGTTTCCGCCGTCGTCGGCAGGGACTCCCTCGAACTCCTGCGCGAAGATCTGCGCGGGGAGCATCTTGCGCGCCATCTCGACCTCGGCGTGATCCAGGAGCGGGTTGTCCTTGCTCGCGATGCGGAACGCGCGCCAGTCGCCTGTCGTGTCCGACTGAGCCTGGCAGAAGAGGCGGTGGAAGTCGCCTGTCCCCTTCGGCGTGCCGAGGAAGAGCGCGCCTCCCTTCCTGTCGGTGAGCGTCGGGTAGATCGCCGCGCGCCATGCCTCGAGCAGCCCAGGCGCGAATCCAGCCTCGTCGATGGTGACGCGCGAGTAGGAGCGTCCGCGTCCCGCGTCGCCATCCTCAAGCGTCCAGAAGTCGATCGTGCCGCCTGTGAGGAGCTCCATGCGCTTCTCGATGCGGTCGATCCTGCGGATGACAGGCTTGAGCATCCGCTCAAGCTCGCGCATCGGGTCTGCAAGATACTTGTAGCTCGGCGCGAACCACCCGTGCGGCTTGCCGTTCATCGCGTCCTC